AATCGGGTAGAAGGCCTCCGGCTCCCAGCTTACAGGAGTAGGTACTACGTCTACAGCGTGACCAGTCAGATGCTTAGACTTCATCGTCTTGCTCTTGCCAGTATCGTAGTAGTGCCTCTGTTCCTCTGGGGTCCGAAGGCCGTCAGTGATCTCAAACGGCACCTCAGAGAGCTGTCTAGCCAGTATCACGACATGATACAAGTCATGGTGTATTTCTGATAAATGCGCCTTAGATCGCTCTGAGAAGCCCCCCTCGTGGGAAAATGACCCCCCATCGTGGGAAAATGAGTTGTTGGCCCAGAAGAGGCCAAAGAGTGCTGCCCAAAAGGCTACAATAAATGCTACGAGGGTGGTACGGGCCATGTTACGTCTCTCGGGTCTGTGGTGTTAGCAGGTAGGTCTCGAAGTTGCTGACGGTAGGTGGCCCAAGCTGCACTGTCAACAGGAGAATCTGGAGCCTGAGTCCAGTCAGAGCTATATAGCTGCCGGTTTCGTCTAGCTCTTAGTTTTTTCCACGCAGCAGCGGTGTCTCGACTCTCTAAGACCTCAGTCGAAAGAGGTACCAAAGCTCCATTAACAACGTGCTTGTCTTTTAGCGAGGTTGGCTCTTCTTCGGTCAAAAGGTAAGACTGACCCTCTAGAATGTCCAACTCAATCGTCTCAATCCTACCGGATCGAAACGCTACAATGTCTCCGGTTTCTGTGCTATAAATAACTGCCCTTCTGGTTACAGGAGATGCAAAGCCATCAGCAGCCAAAACAGTAATGCTGGACATTATTTCTTAAGCTCCGTAGCAATCAACATTCTATTTTCAACCTGAAGTGTTCCACTACCAGAGCCAGTCTCTTTCCTGACCTGTAGGTAGTAAGTATTGTTGCCTGTAGAAGCTCCTACATCTCTGTAGTTTGCAGCAATCATTTGCCTATCGGCACTTGACCAATCAATAGGAATGTCTAACTGTTGCCAAATTACAGTAGACCCTCGAACAAGCCGGACTTCGTATTCAAGGTCTCCGTTGTCAGCATCTACAGTAGCGCTAAACTGAAGCAAAATATCTGCACCAGTCGGGTTAGCGATAGTTGTTTGAGCCACAGTGACAAAACTAGTTCCCACGCTTGTGTTTGCAGAGTTTAGGGCAGACTCTTGCTCACTGACAGCGTTGTCCACGATGTCTGTGGTTTCTGCTTGTTTAGTCTCAGCATTGACAGGACCCGCCTCTGCTCCAAGAGCATTGTTGCTGGTATCAAAGGCTTGCGCCCATACATAGATCGTAACAGTAGGGTTTGCTGTAGTCGGAGAATAGGTAAACTTTACCGTTTCTCCTGTCTCATCAAAATACTGATTAACGTCTTTTGTGCTAGAAGTGTTCCAATATATTCGGGTAAAGTTAAAGCTATTGTTTATTGGATTGCTCCAAGTTGCAATAACTTCTCTTACTTGTCCTGTAGCCAAAAGTCCTGTAACATCGTCAGTTTCAGTCACTCCGGCATCTACTACGACCTCTCCTAAAGCACCGGGAAGGTTCGTGTTATCTGACTCAAACCCAGAGACATCTTGAAACTCATCATAAGTGGTGGTTGTAGTTTCTCTCAGAACAAGGTTTACAAGCAATTCGTAGTCTTCAAAACTAAGGCTCCAAGACACAACCTCAAACAGCTTAGAACTCCAACCAAACCTAGCGTTGGTGAGGCTTACATTGTCTCCAATCTGCAACTCAAACGCCTTTAACCCAAAGCTACCAGTCACGGTAATTTGACTGCGGTTCTTTTCCAAGGCGATGTTAGCAAGCCTCTGAGCCTCTTCAGGCGTGTCTGTAAACGGCAGAGTAAGGTCCAGAGTGCTTTCAAGCCCACCATCTGTGGTGACAAAGGTAGAGCTAGTAGCTGTAGGATAGTCAGTGAATTGGTAGTTTGTTTTTGGCCCCTTGAATGTTCCCCTTACCGCATTAAAGTTGTCTCGGCGAGAGTGCCGAGTAGCTACAGACAAAGGAGACCTAAGATCGCCTTCATCTAACGAGATAGAGGGAGCTATATACTCCCCAGCTTTGAGCCTCCATTGGCCTTGGGCATACCACAAATACCCTGCACAGGAGGTCATTAGCTGACTCACCACGTCTACAGGGGCCTGAGAGGTGGTCCAAGCACCATTGCAGGTGTACCTATCAGCCGTAATCACAGCGGGCGGATTATCGGGGTCGGTTACGTCTACAGACTCTTCACAGACATTGGCGGCAGTAGAGATGAGTGTGTCGTCAATGTTATCTGCATCCTCACCAAGACCATATTCGTCGTTAGTCAAGAAGTCCCGTACAATTAATGCGGGGTTATCAGACCATGCGGTTGTAGAGGTCCGAGGGTCATACACCTCCTTACCTTTAATCAGCGCAGTGATCTCCGGTAAGCCTTCATCCCACACGTCATCTTCATAGGTAAAGACAATCGCAAGGTGCGCAATACCCAAAAGCCGATGGCTGGTGGTCCACTCAGAACTAAAGGAAGAGAACGTACCATTCAAACTTGCGGTGTGATTGCCTAAAACTTGCCTGATTTTTATGTAGTTGTTAAACTGGTTTGTAGGGCTTCCTACAGCGTTTCCATTTTCATCAACCTTTTGAGCAGAAGTTACACTGTCTCCGCTAAGAGTAAGCTCATACTGCCCCATGTAGATTTTCTCAAAGGAGTTGACCTTATGGCCAGCAAAAGCAATAATTCGGCTCAGGTTTTTGTTGTTAGCTCCATGAGCATCGTCAAAAACAATAACCCCGCCAATCTTGGTCTGTCCGTAAATGACCTGATGGTGTAACGCAGCGCCTCTGCGATTGACAGTATAACCTCCAAACTTAGGCTCTGCTCCGGCATTTGGGGCTTCTGGGGCGTTGCTTTTAGCTAAGAGGTTAGAGGCAAATCCACCGATAAAACCGACCACCCCAAGAGCAAGGGCTTTAGCGGGGCCTCCCGTAATAAATCCAGAGATTGCTCCTGAGACACCACCAACGAGACCGCCTATAAGGCTTTGACCCATGTTAGTCTCCTATATACTTAGAGTAGATGCGCTCTACTAAAGAAAACTTCAGGAACTGCATCAGTTTGTCAAAAGGCTTATGAACCTTTGTGTTGATAGCCAAGACTGAGACACCATCCTCTTTAAGGCACTTCTCTGCGAACTGGATCAGCTTGATACCAGTACGGCCCTTTCTGTAGTCAGGGTGCAAGAAGATAATGTCGTTAGAAGCGAACAGGTGGTCCTTGTAGTGCATGTTGTATTGGATAACGACTACAAAGTATCCTACTAACAAGTCACCCTCTCTAGCTGTAAATATCTTCAGTACACCAGCTTGCTCTAGGGTGTGATAGGCGTCCCAATCTGGGTTTAACTTAATCTTGTCTTTATTAAGGGCAATATCTTCCCAATGCCGCTGTATCAGAGGTCGGATGTCGTCCTCAACCGTAGCTAAGAACTCTTGTTGATACCTCATTCAGGAATAGCCCCCCATATAATCTTCTTTGTTTGGAGGCCTACTACAAAGTCTAGCCCCAAGTCTGGGTTACCGGTTCCATTAGCATCAGGGTGTCTTTCTCTCTGATAAGCAGAAGTGTATCTAGTGCCAGCAGGCCTCTCAAGGGAAACTAGCTTGTTTTCTACTGTCAGGGTAATTGTTGTAGTTTCAGCGCCCTCGTCAATGTTCATCTGATCCATATACCCAGAGAATATCTCTTCGATATTGCTAGGGTTCCCGCTGCTGTCAAAGACGCCGAAGTAGATGTTGCACACTCGACCTTGATAAGGGGTTCCAAGGGCTTTGACAAACAAAGAGCTAGAAGAGTTATCAATGCCGCTGAGGGAAATAGTAGCCCCCCTAGCGGAAATATCCGAGGCTTCCTCGATGGGGTCAATCTGTAACAACTCTCCTGCACCAGCATAGCTATTGGTGCCTGAGTCAGACGTAAGACTACGGGTCCCTACACCATTCCAAAGATATACTTGATTGGGGGAATCAAACAACAAATCAACAGCAAAGAACGGCTGAATTAAATCAGCCGTCAATGCTGTAGTGATTGTCGAGTTTAATGACCTGCTCATTTAATCTCAGCTTTAGCCGTCACTCGACCGTAGACAGCCAAGGCCCCACCACCTATAGTGATAGCCTGCATGATAAGGTCTACAATCTGTTGTTGGGAAGCTGCATCTAGCTCAAGGCCAAAGCTGGTCAGAACAGAAGAGGCAAGCATAAGCAGTACCCCCCATACAGTCTTCGACATAAACCATTTCTTTTGATCAGTCATTCTCTTCCTCCTTCAGGGATTTTTGCAACATGTCCATGAACGCTTGGCGTCCCACCTGTAGCTGCGTCAGGTTAAACTCGGCGGACTTTACCTTCTGATCCAGCGACATGACGTGGTTGACCATTGCAATCTGCTCCGGGGTCAGGTCGTCTTCGGTGTAGTCCTTGTCGTCGATCGTGATAATCGGCTTTTTATCTTCGCCCATTGTCTCGGTCCTTTCGTTGGTGGTTATGCTGCCCACGGCGTGCCGCTGGACACGGTCGGGTTGTCTTGTTCGTCAATCCGGTTCGCAACGGCCTGTTCAACCGCCGCAACGTCTAGCTGTCCCTGCGCCCAGCCGATGGCGTCGGCTTCGGTCACGTCCGCATAGGGGATGAACCCAGCAGCGTCGGGATCGGGCTGGTGGCTGGTGGTGCCGTAGCTGCTGCCGGTCGTGCCGGTGGTGTCGTCGATGCCGTTGCACCGCCAGTGGATGATCGTGATGCCGCCCGTGGCGGTGTCGTATTCGGTCGTGGAGACCGACCAGTTGTATGTAATCGCCATGTGGTTTCCTTTCTTGTCTGGCGTTACGGGGTGGCTTCAAGCACAGCGAGGCGGGCTTCAAGCGCTTCAATTTGTGTCTGCTGTTCTTTGATTGCGGCGGTAAGTACGGCGGTCAGCTTGCTGTAGCTTACGGACAGCATGCCGGTCGCATGAGTTTCATTGACCATTTCAGGAATGACGGCCTGCACTTCCTGCGCCACGAAACCGACTTCTGTTGCGCTGCCCATATTGGCTTCGTTGCGCCAGCGATAAGTGACCGGTCGAAGCGCCTGCACGGCGGCGAGACCGTATGGGCTGTCTGCGATTTCCTTCTTCAACCGCTGGTCGGACGTGATGCGGACCAAATTACCCGAAGCATCGGCCTGCACGTCTTGCGTTCCTGTGCCTGTGAGGTTGGGTATCCTTACGACGCCAGAGCTTTCAACCCGCAGAGCGCCCGCTCTCAGCGTCGGGCCGGTGTCCGTCACGGTTATAGAAACGCCTGCCCCCACTTCGTCGTTCCGCATGACAAAGTTAGCGCCTTGGTCGTAGTAGAAAATTCCCGTGCCGCCACCAGTCACCTGATCGTTCACGAAATCAAGCCGTGCCCAGCTTGCAGCACTGCCGTCATTGCCAATAGCGATAGCGGGGGCGTAGTCGGCACCTGATTTGACTGACAGCTTGCTATTGCTGCCGGAGCCGAGAATGGTCGTCGTTCCGATGCTTACGCCGCCTGTAGTCCGGTCAATTTTGAACCGATTTGTCAAATTGTAGTTTATGCCGAAATTGCCGTCCTGTAGCGCAACGTCATAATATTGATCTGTCGAGCCGCCAGCGCCGCTCTCCGCCAGCCGCAGCGTTGCCTTGTTGTCGGAGATGCCTGTGTTGGTATCTCGGATTTGCAGGATCGGCGCACGGTCAACGATTTCAAGCAGCTCATGGGGCAACGAAGTCCCGATGCCGAAATTGCCAGACGAATGGTCCCATCGAGCGCCTTCCGTAGCGCTGCCACCGGCGTCCTTGTAGAACAACACGTCCCGGTCTTTGTCGATACCAAACGCCTCTCTGTTGTCTGTCCGCCATTCCCATGCGTTGCCCGTGTCCCAGACGAACGGGTTTGCACTATGCGACGCACTTGCACCACCTTCCGGGCCTTTGAAGGCGGCGTTTCTGGTGCCGTTAGTCATGGCGGCATACCAGATTTGTAACGGTGCGTTCGTGTCGCCGTCGTTCTTCACCTCAAATCGGTAGCCGCCTGTAGGCGCAGTCCCGATTCCCACGTTGCCGGAGCTGTCGATCACCAGACGGTTCGTGTTGCTGGTGCGCAGTTCGAGCTGTGAGGCGCTGTATTTCAGCACTGGCTCAGTGCTACTGCTGGCGGTCGGCCCGTAGATGTACAGCCCGTCACTGTCCCATTGCGGCGCACCGATCCAGCCGACCTGTGTGCCGTCTTGGTTGAACGCAAAACGAGCGTCGACGACGCCTGCATTGCCTTGCGCTAGGTTCACGCCAACGCTGCGGATTTCGCCGTCCACGTCGAGGGTTGATGCTGGGTTGGTAGTCCCGATGCCCAGCCGCCCTGTAGAGGCGTCCCACGTCAGGCCCTGCGTCGTGCCATCGTCTTCGTAAAACCGGATGTCGCCGCTGGCTGTAACAAACATGTTCAGCGTGTCTGCGCCACCCGGACCAGCAGAGCCGGTCTTGAACTGGACGCCGCCGCCGTCAACCGCCCGGAACGTAAACACGCCAGTGCCACGGTGAATCAGCTGCGATGCCGAGTTCGCTCCGCCAAAACGGACCAACCGCATGCCGTAGTCGGTGTAAGTAGTGTCCGTCACAAAATCGAGCAGGGTGTTTCCATCTGCGGTTCGCCCAGCACCCAATTCAATTGATCGGTTGCCCCCGCCGCTACCGTCTACGGTCAGGCCATCCGCCGTAACGGTGCCGGTTACGTCAACACCAGTGCTTGCCGTCTCAAACTTCACAGCGCCGTTGTGGTACAGTTGGACTGCACCGTTTTCAACAAACGTGGCGTAGCCTTTTGTCCCGGCGGCATTCTGGAACACCATCGCCGCTGTAGCTCGCAGCCGAAGCTGCCCCGTGCCGCTATCTGTGATGTAGCTGTGCGACCCGTCATGGAAGATTTCCAATCCATCGCCGCTTGTGCCGAAAATCGCTTTGCCGTTGTCGTTCAGGTTGACCTGCCCAAACGTCACGCTGTCTGTCGTGCCAACGGCCTGCCCAATGGAGACTACTTCGTTGGTTACATTAATGCCATCTCCAAAGCTACCAGCTACAGCTTGGTTGGAACTGTTGCCAATAAAGATTTTGCCTTGATTGAGGTTAGGCGTAGCGTTTGTACGACCAGCACCACCGACCTTAATGGTCATGTTGGTGGTGGGACTTGCTCTCTCGATCTTGCCAATATTCTGAATGAAGTTGGCCTCACCAGTCGGGGCAACATTAGTGAGCTTACCTGCTTCACTGGAGCTAACGTAAACCGTATCCCCGAGTGAGAAAGTGATCCCAGTCTCACCAAAGTCAGATACATCCAAGCCCCGAAGGCTGCCGAAAGTAACTACAGTCCCATCTTCAGTGTCAGCAATATCCTCTTCTACAAGACCGTAGGCAGGCATAGTGCTGCTGCTGTTAGCCCTTGCAAGACTAACTTCTGGGGTATTGCCGTTAAGGCCACTTACATAAACAACCGTGCCTTTTACAAGAGTGGCCCCGGTATCATTGTGTACTACAAAAGGAAGAACGCCAGCGTCTACCTCAATTACGTTACCGTTTTCATCAACATTCAGAGCTTGAGTGGGTAAAGCGGTATTAGTGCCAGTGCCGTAAGCATTAAGAGTTACAGTGCTTCCGACATCTAGTCCGTTCTTGACCTTAAAGTCTTTGTTGTTTGCCATAGGTTCACTATCCCCTTAGATGCTTATTAATTCTTGCTCAGAAGAACGGCGGTCTGGAACTTAGTAGAAGTAGCCGAAGCAGGCGTACAGCGAATACGAACTTCTCCTGCGCTAATGTCTACATCATAAGAGGCCAGAGAATCATTAGTCAAAATCTCTCCAAACTCTGTGGCATCAGCAGTGGTGCCATCATGCGTTACCAGAAGTTTGGTGATATGTCTTTCGCCATTAGAAATAGCTAGGATATTAACCTCGGCAGCGCCATAAGTAGAAGCCCCAAAAGTGTCTAGGCTAACAACATCGGTAGATGCTGTGGTCTGGGTCTTACTGCGGTAAACGTGGTTGTCTTGGACAATATCATTGCCGACATCCAAGTCGTTTGTAACCGTGAGATCATTGCCGATAGTTACGTCATTGGGCAAGCCTACAGTCATAGTGTCAGTGGCGCTGATGTCTACCTCAACCTCACCGGCAGTACCCTGAATAGTTAGAGTATCGCTCAACAGGGAGATAGTGTCTGAACCACCATTGCCATCACTGATTGAAAGGTCAGTCGCTACGTTTACAGTGGACGCAGCGGTGATGTGACCCTCATCATCGACGGTAAAAGTAGGAATAGCAGTCCCGCTACCGTAAGAACCTGCCGTTACACCCGATGTCGCATGCCCAATAAGGATGTTATCACCGTGAGTAGCGTCATCATTGGTTACAGTGACCTCAATCTGACCCCCAGCCCGGAACTTAAAGGTATCATCTTTAGTATCAGCAGCGGCGCTATTAGTGCCATCAGTAAAGGTCTTAAACGCAAAGTCATTGCTGGTGGTGATGTCGTAGTAAGTAGAGCCATCCTCAGTAACTTGCCACTTATCAGTAGACTCGTTCCAACGAAGCACAACATTTGTGTCATCACCTCGTCCTACTTCAATGCCTGCATTCTCTGTAGCGGACCCAGTGGCGTCAGAGTTCAGGACAATGATGCTGTCGCCGATATTAACTTCGTTAGAGTTTACAGAGGTTGTGGTGCCAGTTACAGTCAGACTGCCCTGAATAACAACAGTGCCGTTAGTGCTACCGTCACCATCAGGATCAATGTAAAACGTCTCTGGGCCGATGATTTTACCTGTGCCACCAATGGTCAGGTTGTTTGAGATAGTTACATCATCGGTTAGCCCAATAACAGCATCTCGACCCTCTGTGCCAGCACCGGTAACTTCGATCTCATTACTCGTTCCGGTAACAGTCTGGACATAATCCCCAGTAGTCATTGTGCCGAGAGCAACAAAATCGTTTGGCAGAGTGCCAGTAAAGTTAGCTGCGTCTAAATAGTAACTGCCCTCTTGATCATCAAGAAAGTCAGAGTTCAGGTTGTCTACTAGAGTTGTGCTTTGAATGTCAAAAGGCTTAGTGCCATCTGCCAGACTGGAAATATACTGGCCACTAATTTTTGCACTGCCTGTGACTTGCAGCTTATTGCTACCGTCATCAATAGTTTTATTGACGAGTACAGTCCCCTCGGATTGCAACCCGTTTTTGACTACGAACTTTTTGCTCGCCATTATTTAGTCCTCGATCTTTAGTTATGCTCTGATGAGAGTCTTTAATACTTTATAAGTTGTCGAGTTAGAGGAAGCAGCAGTAGCATCTATATGGACAGAGCCAGAACGAATATCGGCTGCAAATGTAGCTAACGGGTTGGTGCTAGTAAACAGGTTACTATATTCTGTGGTGTGGGCGTTGTAGGTATTGTGGGCTACGCTAATCTGACTGACTTGAACTTCACTTGTTACGTTATCTTTGACCTGAATGATCATCTTTCCGCAGTTAAACGTGCTGCCATTAAAGCTGGCAACAGAGGTGGCTGAAGTTGTAGATAACGTAGTTTGAGTTGCAGAAGTCTGCTGGATGTTGTTCACCTCAATGGAGTCTACAACAGTGTCGTCTGCTGTGAGGTCTCCTACGGTAACTGCATTAGTGGTTGTACTACCACGGCTAGTAACGTCATCAAGAGTGTCTGATACGCCGGAAACCGTAACAAAGCTGAAAGTATCATCTCCATCAGCTTGAAGAAGCTGACCAACGGTAGCATTAGAGCTGTCTACGTCCGTAAGGCCAGTAAAAGAAGTAGTGCCAGCAGGCCCCTGTGGGCCAGTGTCACCTTGAGGGCCTGTCTCACCCCTTGGACCTACAAGCTCTAATACAGACAGGCTTACCGGAGCTTGGGGTGTTATATCTAGTATTAAGGTCTCTGAGTCTACAGTCAAAACGTCTGCATTAGCGCTGTTGACTGTTAAAGACAACTCATACTTTGCCATTAGACCCTCGTAATATCTTTGACTACATTGATCTTGAACGTCTCAGAGGAACTGGTCTCGTTGTCGCCATCAATAAGCTGTACGTCACAGTCATACTTGCGAGTATCCCACTCTGCTGTAGCAGTGGAAGAGGCAGACAATTGGAACTGACCAGCAGAGGCGTCAATCAGTGTAAAGGTGAGACTGCCGTTAAAGTTATCCGTGGTCAGGAGAGTGTCCGTAGAGTCTCTCAACTGACTGGTGATTGTGTAGTTGGTGATGTCCACAGCCGTACCATCCCTCTTAAGTTGGAAGGTAAGCTCCAGAGTGTCACCCTGCTTATGAGTGATAGTCGCCATTTTATTTCTCACTAAGGATTATACACATACAAAGTGCCATTGTCGCCGACAAGAATCCACCGAGTATTATCTGATTGCTCAAAATAATCAATTTCGTCAGAGGTTGAGTCTGAGGCGGTAACATTTTTTACAAAAGTAGATAGATTACTTCCCGAATAAAAGTCTAAGTCGTTAGAGTCCCCAAGGATGTAGTGCTGATTGTCGTGATTGTAAGTGGCACTTCGGTTTACACCAGTGTCGCCGCCAGAAGGTAGTGTGTATTCTGTGATACTTGGGCTAGTGCCAGCGGGATTATTTACCTTATAGACTTTTGTCGGGTATGTAAAACTACCAGCATAAAAATTTGATCCGTCCCAAAGAAGGCCTTGAAGATTGTTAGACGAGTCAAGAGTAGAAGTCACCACAGCATAGTTAGACTTAGCAACCCGTGTAAACTCTCCAGAAGTGCTGACTGCACATAGATACGTTCCACTATCTGCCATCCCGGCTGGTATGCCTGACATGCCGTGAGACACAGTTGTACTCGTACTGGTCCAAGCGGACCCAGACCACTGAAAACGACGAAACAAGCTGTTATCAGTTGTGTCTGTTTGCCAGAGGTATCCTGTGTAACCAAAGGCTGTAGTTCTTTCTAAACACCAACCCCTTTCGTTTGAGGGAAGAACAATAGTGTCAGAGGTACTAGAAATGCCTAAATCAAAGGAGTCGATGACCTCTGTGACTTCATACCCCATTATTAGTGCTTGCGTCTGAGACATTAAGTTAAGCCTGCGCCTGCTAGTACATAAGTATTGGAAGACACGCAAAGAGCCGAAGCGACACCCTTCTGGGCCAACTGCCTGTTACCAGTGGTAGAAGTCCCCGCAAGCTGAAAAGTCACACCAGAGCCAGCGTTGATGTTAATGGAAGAGGTTCCGCTGTTGTAGATCGTTACAACATCACCAACACCAAACGCAGTAGAAGTATTAATTGTTACATTAGAGCTAGTGTTCAAATGATATCCGGCATCCGCAGCGACTACAGTGGTCGTGCTAGTGCTTGCAGGAATGTCTCGGTCACCATCGACGCCATCAGTACCATTTGTTCCATCGGCGCCGTCTGCCCCACGAAGGTCGTCAGTCACAACATTTGCGATACCATCGCCAACCAGAGTGACCCGACCAGTCGAACTGTCGTAGCTTCCGCCACTAAACCCGGTGCCATTCGTGCCGTCGTTTCCTGCCGGTCCCTGCTGGCCTACTCCAGAGAGAACCCCCACAGTAAAACCCGGTTCACCCTCTAGTGTGGTGCTTGCCAGTGACGTATTAACTGTAGCTGTTAGATCAAACTTTGCCATTGTTAGTCGTTCCTTGTAATGTCTTCTATAACAGTAATAGTGAATGTATCAGAAGAGCTTACTGAATTGGGAGTGATAGAGCCGTCAGTAAACTCCACATCCACACTTAGGACGCCTATAGGCCAATCTTCAGTGGCCTTTTGCCCGGTGGGTAAGGAGGAATACTCGGCCTCTGATTTCAAGTTAAACAGTCCACCAGCGGCGTCGGTGACGTTTACTCCATTGTTAGTCTGGTTCCACTCTACTTGCGTAGTGCCGCTTGAGTCTCTGGCCATCGCTCGAATGGTAAAGTTGGTAAGATCAATGGCAACTCCGCTTGACTCCAATGTAAAATCTAACTGGAAGGTGTCGCCACGTTTGTGATTGATGTTTGCCATTATATTACCTCAACAGCGTCAAAAGAGATGCCATACATGCTGGCGTTATTAATAGACCAAGAGGTTAAACCTGACGTTAATCGAAAGACCCCTTTAGGTGACTGATGGATTACAGAAGTCCCAGAAGCAATGGTCCCACGAATATGCGGCCAAATGTCAGCAGAACCTACCCCAGACCCATCTAGGTTGACTGCATTGAGAACTTTGTGCAAGGTTTGCGTAGCACCAGAACCGATCTGGATATAATCACCGGGCAGTAGAAAATTGGTCTTAGAAGGGCCACCACTTTTAGTCAGGCTTACGCTCTCATCTCCAACTGACGCCGCAGAATTTAAGGTCACAGAAGTAGCCGCCTGAACGATGCCCCTTGGGCTTGTCATGTTAGGGTCTCCCAGATAGAAAGTCCCCATGTTCCCCCCTGCATGGCTTTGTAGCTTGAGCAGGAAAGCGATCCACTCTTCTGCAAGGTCTTTACGGACAGGGGGGATAGTCACCGAGGCCTCCCAACGCTGTCCTTGATGCTGCACCACTTGTTGTTTAAACGTAAAAGGGGACGAACTTACGCCAATAGCGTTATTAGCACGAAGCTCGATCTTCTCAATACCTATTGTGGTAGGTGTTGAAAGGGGGTAAGAGATAGCCATTAACTAAAGGCCCTCCGCATCTGACCGCCTCTCTGACGGGAGTTAATGATCTGTGCTTCAGTCAGCTTGGCAATCTTCGGTGCGGCCTCAGCTATAATCTTCTTAACTGAGTCGTCACCGTTAGCTGCAAACTGGAAGGTCTGATTGACAGTTACGTTGCCGCCGCCTTCTACACCTAGCTTGCCGCCGGGGCCTCGCTTCAGGGGCATGATAGCCTCGGGTCCAGCCTCCCCCATAAGACCAGTACGACCACCAGCCATGCCAAAGTAGGTTGGAGAGCCTACAATCCCGCCTCTGGCGAAGGGGATCACGTTACCAGCACTAAAGGCACCACCATTCTGGAACCCGAAGAGGGAGCTAATAAAGCCTCCCGCAATACCTGTGCCACCAGCGCCAGCAGGAGTAAAGGCACCAGAGATGGACCGAGTAAGGCTCTCGATCAACGGTTGCCAAATGAGGATGTCCATGATCTGCTGAATGATATTCAGAGCCATGTCTCGGAACGCTTCAGAAGCAGTCTTAGTGCCGTTCGCAATGCTCTTGAGTGCGCCTACGGTCTCGCTGGCAAGGCTGCTGGCTACGGCTTCTACTCGCTTCTTAGCCTCAGCCAGCTTCTCTTCTTCTTCTTGCTGCTGCTTAGTAAGCTCGATCTCTTTCTGCTTGGCCGCAAGAATAGCATCGTATTGAGCTTGCTGGTCTACGTTAAGCTGCTCTCGGGTAACTCCCAACTTCTTCTCAAGGTCAAAGACAAACTTAGTAAGCTCCGCCTCTTCCTTAGAAAGGCCGATCAGTTTGAGTTCAAGTTGAGCTTGTTTCTGGTAGCTCTTTAGAGTGTCCTCAATATTTTGCTGAAGCCGCTCGTATTCTTTAACATGAGCGTCTACTTGAGATCGTCGTGAACCTCCAGTCCCAGCCGAGGAAGCCGACCTTATAGCCTCTAGGTTTGCCTTAAATTCGTTAAATTGTCGCTCTCGGTTCGCAACAGTCTCTGCTACCTCTCCTAACGGGAGAACCCCCTCGTCTAGCAGGGTCGATAGTAGCTCTTTTTCTTGATCAAGACGAACCTGCATAGAGGCCACTTGAGACGAAATGCTTTTGTCCATTCCCTCGCCAATAAGACTGGCCTGAATGGCTGTTCTCTTAAATGTCTCTTCAATGCTGCCAGAAAGGGATTGTAGCTGCCTGTGGAGGCTTACAAGCTCTTTTGTCAGCAAGACAATTTCTTCAACCGAATCTGCGGTGTTATCAGACTCGTCTGTTATTTCTTTTTGTTGCTCTTGAAGCTGCCTTTGGCGATCATAAACAGCGGAGTATGCCTCAATAAGGCCTTCAAGCTGTTTGGGGGTAAGTTGGTCTTCAAACTCGTCTATCAGCTTAGTAATATCCCTAAGCCTCTGGTCTAACTCGTCTACATCATTAAAATCAAGAGGCTTATTAATTGTATCTATGAGCTTCATAAGCTCAACTCTAGCCTCAAATGCACCAGTTCTCAACAGGTATAAAGTTCTGTTTGCGTCTATGATACCAGTAATTCCAGTAGGATCAAAAAAACTTCGCTCTCGCATGGGATCAATTTCCCTGCGCAAAGTTTCTAGCTGCTCGGAAGCCTCTTTTATAGCAGCATTAAACTTTCCTCTGATAACGGTCTCAGCAAACTTCTCCGCACCCGGTCCAACAGCACCTTGCAAGGCCTCCCCAAAACGATCTGCTGTAGAGGTAAGGTCTTCAATAGCCTCTTTGGCATCTTCGGATGCGCCAGTAAAAGACACAAACAAATTGGTGCCTTCCATTAATGCTCTAGCTAGACTGGACCCAATAACCAGAGCTATACCTGTGACCGCACCAGCTACACCGGGAAGAAGGCCCGCTAACTGCGCACCCTGCTGAGAAAAAGCCACAAGCACGTTTTGTCCGGATTGAACCTGAACAGCAAAGTCACCAAACTGATAGCCAGCATTTTGGATCACAGCGTTCATGCGGTTAGTATTCTTACGAATACCCGTCATAGACGCTGTGGTTCGGTCTATTTGTTCTTTAGTCTGTCCAAACTCTTTGCCAAGACGTTCAATCTCAGCAATAGCCTGCTTCTGAGTAGCAACACCCAGTCGCATAGCATCGTTGACTTGTTTTACAGCAGTAGCAAATGCCTTTTCTTTTTTAAGAAGAGGGTCTAGCTTTTTAGAAAAACGGGTAGTAGCATCCTCTAGTGCTTTTGTGTCTTTCTGTGCCTGCCGTATTTGGCTAGAATCTATGGTGATCTTAATGTCAGCCATTCATAACCCTCATGTAAACTAAGTCAAGCCGTTTAACTGCTTCTACGTCTCTGGCAGATAGCGGCGTATGAGTTAGTTCCTTCCATGCTCTAATTTCTTCGTAGGTTATCGGGTTAGGGCCACTGAAGCCTGATGTCCTAGCAGAGGACAAACTAATAAAGGCAGACCAGAGATACTCGATGGAAATAGGGAAGTCGGGGCCTTCTAATTCCTTTGGAGTACGTCCTGTCTGCCTTTCTACTTGCTCTAAATGTTCTAGTTTTGTTGCGCCATCTTGACTCTTAGATAGGTCGAAAGTCCACTCTGCGAACTCAACCAAATCGTCAATTAGGCCTGCGTAAAATCCAGAGTTTCGTTAATCGCCTCTTCAAGCTGGTCTTTGATCCAGAAATACTCTGAGTAGATTTCCCGTGCCTTCGGTACAGTTAGCTTGGGGCTTTCACCGTCATAAGTGATGTCCCACTCCTTTGTAGCCTTAGCCAGAATGTCAATAGACGACTTCTCTAAGTCGGAAGCAGAGATTTGCACTTTCTTGCTTTTCTGCATCTGAGCCAGTCGCTTGTCGGTCTGCTCATGCACCAGCTTCTTGTACTCCTTGGAGTGTGGTGCATACAGAGTAATACTCATTTCATTGTCTGAGCCTTCGTTCATCAGAGGCTCAAGAGTGTTTGGATGTACCAGAATAACTTCGATGGTGTCCGAAGCTGGGGTAAGGTTCTTCAAATCCATAGTCGGGTTCCTTTATGGGCGGGTGGGAAAATGAATGAGAGAGGGAGCCACCCGACAAGCTCACCTCTCTCCCCTCGGCCAAGGGATTCTTATGCCGTAGTGATCTTCAGGTTAGTCAGTTCCGTATCGTCGTACAGAGCCACAAACGGAAGGCTTACTACACGGGAGGTTGGGCCATCAACCGGAATGTCTGCTGCGTTGAACTTCACCCGTGGGAAAAGGAAGGTCATGGTGTTAGCAGACGGATCAGCTACGGATACTTCGATGGCGCTCTCAGTCTCATTCAGGAAGCGGTTGACCAGAGACAGGTCCTCAAAGTATGCAGTGATAGTGCCTTCGATCTCTGCTCGACCAAACTCAAGAGCGGGAGCAGAGTCATCACCTACAACAAAGGTAGGAGCGAAGGAGTTAGTGACAGTAAAGTCTACGCTGGTCACGATGGAAAGTGCTGATGCTGCGCCGGTGCCATCTACGTCAGCTACCTTCAGCTCGCCGGAGTAGGCGTCAAATGGCTCACCAACACCAGCAGCAGATACAGTCTTCTCTGTAGCAGAGATGGTCATATCTTTACCGACCATACCGAAGGTGGCAGTCACCATCTGATTAGGGGCCATCGAGACACCCATAGTCGATACTGCACAGCCAGTAAACAGACGTGCTTGGTCGATGTCAGCGGCGTAGTCTTCAAGAGTCAGAAACTTAGGGGTGGTGCCTACTTTGATGACGCCGGTGCTGAACGTGGACAGCATGGCCGACTCAATCAGGTCGTCATAAGCAGAGTCACGAAGGTCTACCGTGATGTCGCCAGCTACAGAGCGGTTACCGTGACGGTCTACACGAGGCATACGGTCTGGCTGGATCTCATTGCCAGCTACTCGCTCCTTCGACAGGTTCAGTGAGTGAGTGTTGTATGGGAGATTAGTGTAAGAAGTAGCTGCCGTACCGAAAGTGCTTTCGACACCGAAAGCCAAGCGGGAACGAGAACCTTGTGCGAAAGCCATTTGCTTCCTCCTTAGTTATAAATGTAGAAGCCGATGTTGACCGGCACAAAATAAAACGGAGTGTCTAAACCGCCACCTTCTCGCTCGGCATAGTCGATAGACACAACAAACGTCTCATCACTGCTGTTAGTGTAGGAGACATCTGTGGTAGCCTCAAAGGCCTCTAGCACCTTATCAGCGAGTTCGTCTGCCGCACCGGGGCCATTGCCCTCTGCTGTGTAGCAGACTACACGAAAAACCCCATCATACCTTTGCTGGGGATTTAAGCCTCGTACAGCGGATCTGCGGGCGGTGGGTAGAAAACTAGTCTCAACATAAGAAGTGCCGCTGGTGCGCTCGTAGGAGACGTTCTCGTGGGAAATAGCCGGGATGCCCGACACTGCGATCAGCTTAGTCTCTAAGGCGGCTCGGATGTCCCTGTAGATACTAGCCATGTAAATTCCTAATCTGGGCTTGGATGCCGTGCTTCAGGTCTACGCTTATAGCGTGAGGCGCACGGTTCAGGAAGTAGTAGTTTGCGGCGGAGACTTCTAGGCCTGATCTTACAGAGCCTCGGGTGCTACCTGAGTCCACAGTCTTCAGGATGTCATTAACCAAATTGTTAAGGCTCTTGCCTCGTTCAGACTCTTTGTTTCGGCCTCTGGGCTTGCCTGCGGAAGACTTCCTTCGTCCACCACCAAGGTTGTCCTTGAAGCTCCAAGAGTTGACAAAGGCTCCAGTGTCTACGGGTGACAGCCTTACAATGTCCTCTGCTATCCGCAGCATCTTGCGCTCGACAGCATCTTCAGTTAGCTCATTGATGCTATCAATCTTACGCTGGAGAGTTGGAGAAACCTTGATCCCCACTATTCCATCACCTCACAGAGGTAACAGACGGCCTGACCATTCGAGAGAATAGTCTTAACGGTCATAATATCCACCGTCTCGTCAGTCCGTAAAATCTGGTCTTGGTCGTCTGGGACAACCGAAAGGCCTTTGGCCGGAATGACACAGGCACGTCTGCCCTTCCTAGTCTGACTGAGGTCAGATGTACCCTCTGCTAGGTTATAGTAGTATCCCGTAAAGGAATAGTCCGTAGTCGCCGATCCACTCAGCGTGCCGGTGGATGCGTCATAGGTCCCATCTGTGGTGACCTTGCGGAGTGTAAGGGTTTCGCCAAAGTCTTGGACCAGCTTCAGAAGGTCCCTAGCGTTAAACGACATGGACTATTCCTCACTCGTAGTCCGCAGACCCGTCATAATTTGGTGGGTTGCGGAAACGATCTCTACGGAAAGACGGAACTACACGGTCGGTGTCCTGTCTCACCACAGAGATAGCTGCTTCACTAATGCCTCCGGCTTTAATGCCGAGGCCCGATTGCTTCTTGGACTCAGATTCAAGAGTTTCCGCAAGGGCCAGATAATGGGCGTGAAGATCAGAGTAACTAGCACTAAGAGCGCCATCAAGATCAGTGTCAACACGACGAGCATACTTAGCTGCAATAGCTCGACAAGTATAAGCAGCAGCTTCGTAAACATTGTCAGAGGACTGAGCAAGAGCGAAAGCAATCTCTTCATCCTTTGCTTGGACATCTGTAGAGTCAGTATCACCTACGAGAAACCGTACAGCATTCCTACGGCCTGTGGCTGTAGCTGTGCCGAGGTCGTCAATATCGTAGGTAAAGTCTGACATTATGCTTGCTCCCAATCAGCCCAAGGGCTGTTACGCCATGTACGAATATGACCACGTTGTTTCTTCGTGATCGTAGAAGCCTTACACTTCTTGTTCTGATACTCACGGTCAGTCTTCGTATTGAGCTTGACCTTAGCGTTAATGTTGTCTACGATAACCTTAAGCTCGTCGGGACCAAGTTCATCGAGACCGTCTCCAACAACCTTCTTCTGGTTGTTTTCAGTCGGGGCCTCCTGCATGAGAAAGCCCCGATTGAATAAAGACATAACGTCTCGCCAAGGGATGCCTCGCTGTTCCCAGTCAAAGACATCCCCCCGCTTCCATTCGGTTCCATACCCCTTAAACTCTTGTCTAACGAGTTGAACCCAGTTTAGTTGAAAAGGAAGAAGAGAGTAGTCGGGTGTCATACTCTAGCTTCCTTAGTCGGCAGCTACGATGTTCTCGAAGAAGTAGCCCAAGTCAGCGCCAACCATCTTCATATCGTAGGACATCTTCACCTGAATCATCTCTGCAATCTGCTGACGCTTCAGTGCGTCGTCAGAGAAGGACTCAACGGTGATGCCGAGGTTGTTAGCACCCGGAATGCTGTTCCATGCGAAAGTCAGACCAGACGCAGGGGTCATAAGACCAGCATTACCCGGAGTGTAGCAAAGCATAGCGTGACGACCACCGATAAAGCTGTTGCTCTCAGGAGCACCCTCAGTGGTGTCGTTCTGGACAGCTTCCATGACGTAGTAGTTTTCTACCTCAAAGATTTCTGCCAGCTTTGCCTTGGTAACCAGAGCGGTGTTGGTGACAGTAGCACCACCGTTCAAGCGAGCAAGGATGTCAGAGTTGCTAACGAGAGAGTCGTGTACCTTACGGCCAACTACCAGAGTGTTCGGACGGAAGCCGCCAGACTGAAGCTGGATGGTACGAGACGCATCGGTGACGTTCTTAATTGGGGTAGAGTTAGCCTCATCCCATTCGGTGATGGTACGGCCAGAGAAAAGGTCTTGGCTCGTCCATACACCAGCGGCAAAGAACGTCTCAGCGAACTGCTTCTCACGGTGGATCATCAGACGCATAGCCAGAGTCTGCGCACCGGCGGAACGGATGTCCAGAGCAGCATCTTCGTTAGCGAGGGTCTGCTCATCGAAGTCCATACCGAGGCCGTACACGTCAGCAAAGTAGCTGTCGTTAGATACGGTCATACCGATACGCTCTACTTCAGTGCGAGGTGCCAGCTTCTTAACGTCGCCGGTACGGTTCATGTTCGCACGGTCGTACTGGTAGTATTTGTCAGACTGCTTGTCTACACCTACAATAGGGAAGACTTTATCTGCGATGAAGTTTTCCTGAGACTGAGCATAAGCAGTCGTCAGGTTGGTGAGCGGCTGATCAATATGCACACTCGATGGGGTCAGCAAAGGCATTTCTTATTCTCCTATTTGCTATTCAGTTACGCAGGTACATCTGCGCCAGCAGGCTTCAGAAGTACGGAGATAATTTGGCCAGCGGCGGTTGCTGCTTCCAGAGCGTAGCCCAAGCGAGCTTCACCAGTAGCAGCAGGGATAGCTTCACCAGCATCATCGGTGCTTACAGCAGCGCCAGCGGAAATAGCTTCGTTAGCTTTAACCATTGCGATACCGTCAATCTGAACGGTGACCATCTTACCAGCGTCAGCAGCACCGTAGGTCACACCAATGGCATCATCGCCATCGGCAGCTACGTAAGCAGCCTGAGCGTCCGAAGACAGGGTTACAAAAGTGTGGGCCGTCAGAGCCTCGTCAGCGACGAGGGAAATAGTATTAAAGCGGCCAGACATCGTTGCCATGATTTACTCTCCTTTATAGAGCTTAGTGATAAGTGCCTTGCCTTCGTCGGTCTTAGCTACAGCAGCGTACGCCTTAGCATGGTCCTTCTTAGCAAGGTTGTTCTCGTCCATGTAGGACTTAACAAGAGCATCGAGCTTATCGCTGGAAGAAAGCATATCAGCTTCTACCGACGCTTCACCGATCTCAGACATCGAAGCACCCATTGCTGCATCAGCAGCCTTGAGGGCCTCTACGATTGCGTCATCTTTAGCTACATGAGCCAAGAGGGAGGCCGCAATTTCGTTATCGAAGTTAGGCAGGATTTCGTCAGCTTGCTTACGGAGTTCAACCATACGCTTTTCAATCGCTGCTTCTTCGAGGGCTTTCAGGACTGGAGCCGGAATGTCCGACTTAGCTACCTTCTCGCCTTCGACTTCGAGGTATTCTGGTTCTTCGGCTTTGGTTACTTCTTCTTCAGTAACAGCAAACCCGTTGTCTTCAAGTGCCTTGGAGAGGCGGGAGACTTCAGCTTTGAGAGCATCAACCTCAGCCAGAAACAGGGCTTCCTGATCTACTTCGGTTTCTTCAGCTTCATCAGCCTTACCAAGACGAGCCATAAGCTCTTCTTTTTCTTTAGCGGACATCTTGTCGAGTTCTTCCTTGGCCTTCTTCATGGCTTCGTCTTCACCCATACCTTTGTCCATGTAGTACATCTTACGCTCATCGAGGTAAGAGTCGTACCCTTTTTCCATGTCTTCCATGCTTTCGTCCCTTTTAATAAGACAGATTGTAGCGGCTTGGTTTGCCGGACGGTCTACCAATGACAGTTCGTCCAACTCCAAGTCGAGCAAGATGTTAGTCATTGACTTCCTTCCGTTTAGCTTTGCCGCCGATAGAAAAGGCCGTAAGTTGGCCAGATTTTACCAGAGACCAGACCTCATCATCGAATACCTTCAATGCTACGATCCAACCTTCACGGCTACTGGAAACGCCCAAGGCTTCACCAATCTCATTAGTGAGCGGCATCGAGTGGACCACTTGGCCTACTTGATCCCCCTTGTGCATCATCTTACCAACACGAATATGTTCCATGAATTTATTCACGGCCTTTACCATAGTGTCGGCTTCAATAACATCACCTTGACGGTCTACCAGAGGTTTACCATCTTCAGTGATGACCGAGGCCCAACCATAAACCAGACGTTGCTCGTCATCTGTCTTTAGGATTTGACCCTCAAGGTTCGCTTGTTCTTCTTCGGGTTCGTTCTTTGCGAGCATTTCGCTCACAGAAACACCCGGTTCCCACATTTTACAGGACCAGTATCCCGGTGTGGTCTTATCTGTCTTACCAGCACAGTTGTGTCTAGCTCGGAAGTTGGCCCTAGCTTTAGGGTCATCCCGACGAATTTCCATAGTGGGGCTACCAAAGGTAACCTTCTTCACCTTGTCGCCCGACTTTACATACACACCAAACTTTTTGGTGGACCCAGCAGGCAAACGGAAGGGCTTGTCCAGAGTTACCTTCTTGCCACGATACTCGGCTTTGCTCACAGACTTCTCCGGCAGTAGGTCCTTGTCATGCGTAGCGGACTTCTGGCCAGCGGCAATCTTTAGGAAGCTGTTTACTCGGGCCATTGCCCATTGTTCCTTGGACGTGACGTTAGGCCTCACAGAGCCGGGGTTGGTCTTGTAAGCACCGATACCACGGTCATATACAGCACGAAGGGTCTTAGCCGAGATGCGGCCCTTAGAAGCTCCATGCTTTGCATTCCAGTTCTTGGCCTTCTCAGCCAGAGTGGAGGTCTTTACCTTCTCTACAGCAGACCACGCAGCCTGAAAGGCACGTTGTTCGGAGCCGGTGTCCTCCATAACGGAGTTGAACACTTGCCGGAACTTGCCCTGCTTCTCTTCTGGGACAGTCTGACGGACTGCCTTTGGGAGGTCTGCGTTACTGCTGTAGGGCATCACTTACGTCCTTTAAAGAAGGCTTCATAAATTTGGTTACGGGTAAGTCCGATGTCAGCAAGCTCTCGATCAGTCATGCTCTTGAGGTGCTGAAGCTCTCGGGCTTCTTTAGCTCGACGGCTCATTCGTTGATACAGTTCGCCGGGAAGTCGCATCAGGTTCATAACTAAGCTCCGCAATGTCCATAAGGTCTTGAATAACTTCGGGGTGGTCAGACACGTTGATGTCTGCGCCATTAAGGTTGCGCAGGAAGGCTGCGATCTCTCGGAGATCATGCGGAGCTACATCACCTGCTTCGATGTAGGGCATAGTATCGTAGGAAAGGCCGTTGAGTTGCCAGAGTCGCTCAATAAGCTGCTTGTTGAGTACGTCGGTGATAGCACCAATGTAGCTTTCCAATGCTCTAAGAAATAGGTCGGTCTTAGACTTAGATAGCGCATACGAGCCACCGGCGCTGTGTGCGCCGAGTAGAAGAAACTCAGACAGTACACTACGAGCAATGTCATGCTGATAGCGGCTAACAATCGGGTCGATGTCAATGTTGCGTGTCCCGCTGGACGACATAAGTTCGATGTCTACAAGACGGACGTTAGTTGGGCTACCGTCTTTGTCAGGATAGGTATCACTCGGGGTGATGATGTAACCCTGCTCGTTGAACTTTACATCTCGCAGGATACCCTCTAGGTTGGTTCTGAAAGCCGCCTGAGCCGAGGAAGCATCTGAAGAGAGGTATTCCGAGGGAATACGGGCTACAGGGATACCAGCAAGCTCACGCTCTACTGCAATCGCTTCGATAGCCTGAAGGTTGTTCAGATACTCATAAGAAGTGTAAGCATTGCGAAGAATGCTGCGACCAGAAGGGTCCCCATTAATTGCCGTGGTCTTGTAGTATAGAGACTTGTTAGCAGGGATATAATGGCTTTTGCCAAACTGAGAGCCTTCCTGATAGAGACCTAGTACATCACCGGACTTCTGGTCTACATCAAACTTAGATACCGTCCAAGGCGCTCTGATGGCCAGCTTACGAACACCGATACGACCATCAGTGTGCTTGGAGTAGCGCTTGTAGTCTCGGAAGTTGGGGCCACCACGACGCTTGTAGACAACCTCGAACCAAGCAAAGCCATACGACAAAGAAGAAAGGGCTTCAGCGATATGATCTTCCAGAGTATGGTCCATGTCCGTCAGGACCGTCTCGACAAACTCTTTCTCTGCTTTAGCCTCTGCCGAGTCGTTAGCTGCGACTACCTTCAGCTTTACGTCTCGGAGTACCTGCTCAGTGGCGTACATAACTGCACCAATGGTGCTGTCGTTGTCCCGCATCTCACGATACTTACGGATAGCCTTCTTGCCACGAAGCTCCGGAAGGAACTCGTCTGACCGAATCTGGCCGTTGTGAGTGTTATCACCGGCTACACCGAGAATCTTCTTGGCTTCTGTTTCCGAGAGCTTCTTGGGCAATGTTCTGGTATCCTGTCGCTGTAAGCGTCTAATCAGAGAGCTGACTTGGACTACCGTAGTCCTTTCGCAGAGCTATACGCCAGCTTTAATTGGGGCTTGGCATAGCCCTGTAGAGATAGGTCTGTAATGGCCCATACAAGGGCGTCTAATCGGTCTGGTGAGCCTACAGAGCCTAGTGGCTCCCAAGTGACCATCTGGTCTTCTAGGTCGTTGAGGCCCTTTACATGCTTCACCTTAGCTTGTTCATACAGGGCGGAGACAGGCTCTGCTCGGGCCATCTTGCCACGACTAGCATGGACTAGCTTGACAGGCACCGTCTCAGACTCTGTTTGCAGAGTATGGCGAACCATATCCCCGCCCTGATTACGTTCGGCGACAATGCGGTCAGCTTGATACTCTTCAAAGAGTGACACTGCCCTTGCAGCCCATTGCTGAGGCGTGTAGCGACCAGTGCAGTCTGCCAGAACGTAAGCGATACCATTAACGTCAACCCCAGCTACAACAATGCCAGTCATGTCTGACTCTTTGTTGCTGGTGATTGCAGGGTCGATAGAGACAACAATCCTGTTCAAATCAGGAACGCTGTCTTTCTCTATCTCACACTCGGCTAACAGAGAACGGCTCCACAAGGCTCCAGAGGCCTCATCCAATATCTCTGCGTATAGCTCCTGTCGGCCTAGCCTAGTGCCTTCGTAGGTCTTCCTAACAGCGTCTAGGAACGTAGAGGCTAAGTTGGCTTGGTTGTCGTAAGTGGAACCTGTGGAGGTTACCGTCTTATCATCACCAAGGATATTCCGTAAGAGCTTAGTGGTCTTTGGGGTGGTGGTGATAAACACTTGCGGGTGCTTACCAAGTCGTAACCCAAACTGCAACATATCCCAAGTCTCTTGGGCGTTACGCCAAGCACACAACTCATCACACCATGCAGAGTAAGCCTGTGGACCCCGGAGTCGTTCTGGGTCCTCTGCCGAGAAGAATACAGCCTTAGCTCCATTCTCCCATGTCATGGTGTTATTAGTGGGTGACCATTCAGGGTAGCCGATATGCTTCCCTCTATATGTCTTATCACCCTTCCAACATACATTAAGGAGTCCAGAGTCCCCTTCAACCATCACCTTGCGTACATCACCTTTAGTAGGTGCAACACAATGTACAATCTTGTCACCTTTACGGATGCGGTGTCTTACCCACTCTGCACCGGCTCTGGTCTTGCCCCAGCCTCGTCCTGCCAAGGCTACCCAAATATCCCAATGGTCACCCTTAGGCTCCAGTTGGTTGGGTCTAGCCCAGAACTCCCAAGTGTGCTGTAGCTCTTCTACCTTAGCTGGACCTAGCTGGTCCATCAGGGAGGCTACTTCTTCATCAGGGAGCTTCCGTAAATCGTCAGCCGTTATCGCTAGAGTCATCAGGTCGGGACTTGCCAAGGAGGGTCATCAGGGCGTCAATAGCGGATTCGTCCATATCAGCCTCAGTGTCCTGCTCCTGCTCGTTCAGGGTAGAGTTAGGAGACCAACCGCCCTTACTACGAAGAAACAGTTCCTGAGACTTGAAGTCACCTTCTAGTGCCTGT